ATTTTGATTTTGACTCCACTACCGGGAGCAGTATTAAATTGTAACGTGGTTGCATTAGGCAATGTAAATGCCGTAGTCGCCACACCATCGAGACTTGCTTTTATGTCCGAGGTCTTAAGATATGGGAATGTAAAGGAGTACTGAGTAGTACTATTGTTTCCAGTAAATTCGTTTTGTATAACAGCACTCATAAGTTAGTTACCGTAATTAATTAGTTGTCGTGTTTTTTGATCCCTCTGTTGTAAATTGGCGGCTTCGTCTACGTTACCAACTTTCATCTCTTCTTTTGCAAGTTGAGCATTGATAATAGACTGTTCAATATTAGGATTCTCGCTAAGGTATCTAGCCTCTGCAAGTTTTTGAGCCTCACGTATTATCATGTTTAGCTCTTGGTGTATAGGTAGTAATTCAGTTTTGAGTTTGATTCTATCGTCAGCTCTTCTCATTTGAGATCTTCTAAACTTACGTAAAGATTCTATCTCTTTCTGATACCTTTTATTATTCATTAGACGTTCAACCTGTTTAAATAACTGTTGTTCACCTATGTATTTATTTATCTGTTCTCTGTCTTCTGGCTTCCATTCGTATGATCCAGTGCTATCCATCTTCAGCATGCTAAGACCGTCATAACGTATGTCACGTAAGAATACACGCCATGGCTCATTTGTACCACTGACCTTGACAGGACTGAGTGCATTAAGTGCACGTAGTACTGGGTTGTCAATATCGTTGAGTGCATTACCAGTCCATATATCTATTTGATCTGGTAGCATGTTTCTAAATCCGGGTAGTCTGTTAGCTACAAATGACTGTACTTCACCAGCTAAGTCTTTTTGTGCAGAATCTATAGCTTTAGCAAGTACACCTAATGTTCCACTCGCTGGTATCCAAGATGTCTGACCAGCTCCTAGCTGTGCCCATGCACGTTCGTTACCATTTAGTGCGTCAAATAAAGGTTCTATCATAGTCAATGGTGATTCATTCAAGAATGTAGCACCGATAGTCCATGTAGCTTTAGCCATAAAGTTTTCTAGCATATGCTCATCCATGTCAGATGCGTAGTATGCAAGATCTCCCATTAATGTAAGTATGTGTTCTATACCAATCAGACCTTTATAACTATACCAGTTGTTACCAATACGTATAGTCTTAGGTACATAACCCATCTCATCTCTCTCTTTGTTACGCTTAGATGCGTTGTAGTGACCGTTACCTCTGATGTTACCACCCATTGCATAGCCCCATAATGTAGCTGTAAGCATGCTACTAAAAGCCTGTCTACCTACATACTCAGCTTGTATCTGTTTAAAGATAGCATCTGCAAATGGTTCTCTACTTGCGTCTATACCATGCTCCATAAGTGCTGCTGCTATATCATCTGCTGATCTAGCGTATATAGTTTTAGCATACTTATTGATACCCGGTATAAGACTGATAGGTGTCCAAGACAATGCAGCTTTTACATAGTTAGATGCAGTACGTGGGAATGCTAATAACTCTTTCAGTATAGGATATGCTGTAGTAGCTTCTGTAAGATAACTAGCTACGCCATCATCTAGGTTAAGTTGTATCTCACCAGAGAATGATTTAAGTACTTGGTCTTTAACCAATCCATTCTCATCAAAGAAGTTATTATAGTGCATCTTCTCAGCTTCAAAGATCTTCTCCCAGTCTGCAAAACCATACTCACTAAACACATCTTCATACGCTTTGACACGTGAATAGTAATGTGCGTTGTGTGTATTAGTAAATACGTCAGGAAATACCATAGCTGTCATACCATAACGCAGACCCTTCATTTTAGACATCTGTGTTAATGCAGCTGCTGTCTTAAGCTGATATGCTCTACCCCAGTTACCATCTTTCTCATATAACTTTGCAACATCTTCCATGATGTCCCAAGCCTTGTCAGTTTTAAATACATAATCTTTACGAAATGCACTTAACATAGCATTAGGATCTTGGTTAACTTTCTTCATCATTTCAAATGCGTCAGTTAATGCACGTCTGTTAGTTTCCCATACAGCACCGTTGTAATAAATAGTTTTCATTACATTGTCCATGTCACCCCTAATAGCGTGACCGAGTACAGCTGTGATAGGTCTAAGTATAAGCTGTGAGCCATTACCTACACCAGCTCTAAATGCTGATATACCAGATAACATGTTGTTATATCTAACACCCCATGCACCCTTAGCAAACAAGTTCATGTTCTTAGGATCAGGACTCTTGAGTAATCCTAGTGGTGTAATCTGATCTGCTGCCCATTTGTATAGTTTAGCAAGACTATCTACATCACCTTTAGTGTGTGCATATGCGTCAATTAGAGGACGTAGAGCTTGAGGATTAACTTGACGTAAACGTTTTAGTTCTTTTGTAAACTTTAGGTTTTTAGCATGTATAGAGTTTTCTGCTACTTGAAACTCATCAAGCAATGTCTTTATACCCTCTTCCATTGTGCGTGGTGGCATCTGGTCAAACCAGTTTTTGTTACGTAGTGACCAACCAGATAGGTATTTGTTTAGTGCATACTCATCCATTAAAAATAGTAGCTTGTCAAGTACAATATCCATAGCTCTGTTATCATCTACGTATGGAGCCATGTCTGTAATTGACTGTGCAATAGTTGCAGCTTCTCTACCTAGAGTATCCATCACTCTACCAGATGATGCTGTCACATCTCTGCCCAAGAATCTATCAACAAGATCACGCATAGCAAACGCTGCTGCTCTTGCCTGATCTTCGTTTATAACTTCTATCTTAAACTTACCTAACATTAGATTCTTAACATCTCTATCTTCTAGAAATAGTTTTCTAATGTCATCAACATTTTTTCCGGGATCTATAATATCCATGTAGATACCCCATGCTGCTGCGTTCATTTCTTTGGCACTAAATCTTACACCATCTACAATAGCATCAAATCTACCAGCCATTCTAGCAGCTTCTCCTACACCCATTACAGCATCACGACTTGTAGAGCCTACCATAAGACCTTTACGTCTCATAGAGTCTGTAATAATAGGTGCTGGATCTCCCTTAGATGTGCCATTCTTAATAGCTGTAGTATCTGCCATGTTACGTGCTACGTTACCGGGAGGTACACTTTGCTTTGCTTTTGCAGCATCATCAAGTACATCAGCATTTAAGTCAGGATCTAATCCGTTAATATTAAGTTCTAACTGTTCGTAGTTGTTAGCAGTTTTTCTTTCGATAGCTGCTTGTGTCTCTACATCTTCTAAGTATTCGTATCTACGGTAGTAGTCATCCATACTATCAATATTAGCTAAAGATTCCTCTAATGCTATCTTTTCATTGATAAGCTGTTGTTCCATACCTCGACTTAGATTTGTATTACCTAGTGATAATAACTCATCTATTTCTTGTATACGTATAAGTTTATCAGGATCACCACCCATCTGTATGTTAAGCTGTTTGTAAGCTTGTGCAGTATCATCAAGTGGTATCATCCAGTCCATGGTTTTATGACCACCTTTGATGTCAAGAAATGCTCCAAGTACACTACCAAATATACTAAATGGTGCAGACTCTAACATGTTTTTACCCTTTCTTACACCGGGGCTATCACTTGTAGTAGTCTGAAATAACTGTGGTAAAGGTAATCTACCCTTTGGTCCAAACGTATCAGGAAAGAATTGTACTAATGTATCAGTTAAAGTGTCATCTTCACCAACATCACTTAGACCTAATATAGTAGCATCTCCTAATCCGTGTGCACCCATAGTAGCTGCTAGCTTTGTAAACCAAGGCTTACTAAATAATGCACCACCAGCTAACTTAGTATTAAGCTGTCCTTGTATCGCATTACCACTTATAATAGAAGGTAATACAATAGAAGATACACGTCTAATACCTTGATGTGTAGGATTCTCAAGCATTGTAGCTTTATCGTACTTCTCATCTATCTTGTTAAAGCCGGGTATAATAGTACCAGCTGCATCCATTACGAAGTCAGCTAAACCTAAACCGGGTGCAGATAGACCTTGGAATGTATTATCTAATCTTTTAAGTGGATTGTTAGCATCTATAGCATTTTGACGTTTGTTCTGCCTAACTTCAGCAGTAGACATACCAAAGTATTTCTGATTAAACTCTTCTTGTAATCTGTCTCTTTCGTCTCCTTTTTCATTCCACCATGTTTCATATTCATCTTTCATGGTAGTATGATTATCCTCTATAGATAAGTCTACAGAGCTATTACCAAACATGTATCCAAAAGGAGCAGGGAATACAGGTTGTGCTGATTTGGCTTTTTGTTCCTCTTCGACCATTTCGCCGGGAACGTATGTTTCTTCTTCCATTAGTTCTGTAGCTGTTCTCTATTTTTAGCATTAAGTAGAAACTCCCATGCAGGCATGTCAAACTGTGCTTCGATTGCATTTACACATACTTGTAAAGCTTTCTGATTGTTAGACATTCCGGCTGCTGTTGGACCTAGTATCTCGTCACACCATTTGTCAGCACCCCATTGCATGACTGCTTTCTTTGTTCTAGCATCTGCATCTACTGTATTCTTTAATGTATTTACAAAGTCTTCTTTTTGTACACCTTGTAGTACACTCTCATCCATTAACTTATTTAACAAAGCATTGTTTGTTTTACCTGTCTTAAGTAAATTGTATAAGTGTGTATTGTTAATTGTAGGACTATTAGATCCCATATCAGCTGCAACTAGATCTACCAATCCATTCACTCGTGACTGTCCTTTTGTATCACCTAGTGTAGCATCAATTTCAAAGCTAGATATATTACCAAAGTTTTCTCCAGCAAATCGTGTAAATATAATTCTATTTGTTGCACCAGATTTACCTTGCTTTTGTCTGAATAAACCAGATCCACGGAATCCATCTTTGTCAAAGTTGACAAGAACACCGTTTACATATCCTAGCTGTTTATCTATAGACTCTTTAGCACGTGAGTATCTTTCTTGTGGTGTACCATTACGATCAGCTGCATAGCGTGATAGTAATTCAGATCTCATGTAGTCAGCCATAGTAGACGCTGATGGACCAGCAGCTTTATCTAAAACTCCATCCTTCTCTACTTCGTCTATTGTAGCATCTGTAATCTTTTTGATG